TCTCTTACAAAACCACCCATAATACCAGAACCATTGTTCTCGTTTAACTGTACATCAGTTCTAGTAGCATCTACACCAGAGAAATCCCAGTTAGAGAAATCGTGGTTAATTGCAGTTTTTGCAAATGCACTTCTAAATAATACTACATTACCAGAATATTTAGCAAACTCATCTAATCTAGCACCAGTATAGTTATTTCTGTTTTTTACTACAGAGTGTAAGTCAATTACATTCTTCATAGTTTTCCAGTTTAATTCACCAGCCCAAGAAGAAGTACTTGGAGACTCTATACCAAACATATAGAATAATGTTTCAGCAGAGCTCATATCCCAGTTAGAAGGGTCAACTAATAATTCACCTTCAGCACCGAAATCGTCATCACCAGCATATCCAAACATAGCAGTAAAGTTAGTTGCTTTACTAGTAATTAAATCTTCCATAGTACCTAATGACTTAGTTCTTGTGTTTTTCCAAGCAAAGTATTGGAAGTCTGTAACTTGAGAAGTGTTTACTTTACTCCAGTTATGAATACCAGTAGAACCTTGAAAAGAATTACTGAAAGAAGTTTCTTGGTAACCAGCCCATCCACCCATAGTTTGTGGAACCATACCTTTACCTTTATCAGTAATAATACTCATATCATTTCTCATATAAAAAGCGTAGTTCATATTACCACCAGAGAATGACCAGTCATTTAAGTTAGGTTTATCAACACCGTTTTCAAATACTCTTTGTCCATTTCCAAACTTGTTAGAATCCCAAGATTTAACTGACTCAAGAGCAGCATTAGTAAATACACCACCAGTTTCAGTGTTACCTTCACCACCATCAACAGTATCTTCAAATGCTCTAAATAAAGAAACACCTTCAGCAAACTTAGGCTCATCAGTAGCTTTAATTACTAAACTATAATCAGAAAATGCTTTACCAAATCTTTCGAAGTTTTGTATAGTATTTTTCTTACCCCACTGTAAGATAAAGATAGGACCTTCATCAAATACAGAACCATTACTATAAAAAGAATTACCACCATATCTTGGGTAATTAGTACTTTCACCTTCGTTACAGTATAACTGACCAAATTGTCCGTTAATGTAGATAGTAACTCTATCATTTGCTCTCATTTTAGAATAAGGTATATCTATCTTTTTTAATCTGTTAGCATATACAGCAGTCTCATCAATTGGGTCAAATATAGAGTCAATTGGAGTGTTATCAGCTTTAAATGCTTGTCTATAACCTCTTGCTTCGTTAACTAATTCCCAGTTAAAAGTAAGACCAGTAGTTGTTATACCACTATAATCACCGAACAAATTTTTAACATCTATACCAGCAGTAAAATCCTCATCGTGGTCAGTAGCTATCATAGAGAAAGCAAACAAATCTTCGTAACCATTCAAGTCACCGTTTGTGTTTATAATTGTTCTAGACTCATTTATATTGTGTCTATTTTTTCTATTTGCCATTTTATTTTAATTATAATATTTATTAATAAATTTTTCTGTTACATCATCATCACAATATCCTACACACTCGTACTCACTTGATGCATCAAATGAAGGACAAGCTTTAGGTGCAAAGTCATTATGACCCCTAACAACAGCCTTAGGGAATTTTAATTTTAATTCTAATATGAGTTTTAATAATGATTCCTTTTGAGCATCAGTTCTTGTATCTTTAGGCTCTTTCATATCTTTAGTCATACCACCGACATAACAAATACCTATAGAATTTTTATTAAATCCCTTAACGTGAGCTCCAGCTCTTTCTAACGGTCTACCGTTTTTAACTTTCCCAGATAATTCAATAACGTAATGATAGCCAATATCAGACCATTTTCTTTCGTTGACGTGCCAACCTCGAATTGTTTCTGTACTGACATCTCTACCTTCTGGAGTAGCTGAACAGTGAATCACTATTAAATTTATATCTCTCATATTAATACTTTAAATCTTTAAACTTACCATTGATAGCATTAAATGCTCCAACACCATCTTTTGGTATTAATGATATTGCCATACTTATTACTTCAAGTACAGCTAATAAGTTCTCATATTTTGTTCTATGAAAATTACTAGAGAAGATACTACCAACTCTAGATTCTACAGCTTGAACAGTATCCATTCTCCATTTTTCGAATGTATTAACTGCATCATCTGCATCTTTAACTGGAATACCTTTCTTATAGAAATGTATCCTAGTTTGTTCGGTATACTCGGTAATAATTCTACCCATAGTTCTACCTATTTCTCTTTTAAGTTCTGTGTTATTTTCGATTGAATTTGTACGGTCAATTAGGTCACCAAATCCCTTTGCTATACTATCTAACTTAAAATTCATAAAATCTACAAACATTTCAGATTTAGTAGCATCGAATTTCTTATGTGTATAGAATTTAGTATGCTTACATTCTAATCTGACTTGTTCAATAACTCCAAACATATCGTGGTCGTGTAACGATAATATTCTTTGTTCAATTTTGTTTTTAAATAAAACATTACTTATAGAGTCCTTTATCTCACCTAACAAACCTACACACCTTTCTTTAAATAAATATATTAGTAGGGAAGCTATTACTGTTAGTAAGACTACCACTTGTTCAATAAGTGATAAATTGCTAACAAAGTTATCCATAATAGTTAGTTTTAAAGTAGGGGAGCTTTTACACTCCCCTTATATTAAACAATTACAATACCCATCCAGTGAAATTATAATCACGTTCTGGATACATATCTTCATCTTGATTACCAGTATACTCTGGATATAAAGTAGAGTTGTAGTTCATAAAGTCTACAAATCTTCTTGTATAAAACTCAGCAGTATCATTAATCTTTCTCATCATATAAGACAACTCTTCTTGAGACATAGCAACTACGTTCTCTGGTTGGTTCTTATATACTCCACCGTTAGCAACAGTAAAGTTTAAGAAAGGTATAACTTCTGATTGAGTATACCAAATCAACATTGGTTTTATATAATCATCAAGTAGTAATTTATAGTCTGCATTAGCAGCATCCATAATAGTACCATCTATGATTATTTCTTGAAGTTTTTTATACAGTTTACCACCTAAGTAATTCTGGATTCTTACATCCTGTGCAACTTCAATATACTGTACTAGTTTATCTGGGTCTACTGAGCCATCTATACTAGATTTTCTCTTTAGGTCTTTGACCGTTATAAAAAGTGCCTTACTCATTGTTACCTGTATTTTCTAATTCAACTTCTGTTATTACATCTTCAATGGTCATTTGTATATCATACTTATCTTTTTTCTCACAAGTACAATCATCGCAAACTTCTTCACCATCTGGACATTCCTTCTCTAATTCTTCTTCCACCTCTTCAGATAGATTAACTGATGAGTAGTTTTGCTTCTCACCAGTTTCCTCTTCTCTTTTTACTTTTGTAGATATATTATCTAATTCTGTAAACTCAATTGGTTGTAGAGTTACAAAGTATAAATCAAGACTAATTTTATTGAATGCTAGAATATCTTCTAGACCAGATAAAATCTCATCTTGTAGAGGTCTAATAATTACGTTATCCATAAGTACAGATGCAGTTCTTAATTCTTCTGCATTGTTACCAAAACCAGTATTATCTTTAATACCTAATAATATAGGTGATACAATACCGTGACCTAACATAATCTTTTCTCTTGCTTCATCAGACATAAACTGATATTGAGCGTGAGCATCTGGTAAATGAACTGGGTTTACTTCAGCAGCAGTTTCTTTAGAATCATTAAATGCAAGTATAAACTTACCAGCATTAGATGAACCACCAAACTTGTCAGCTATCTTTCTTTCAATTAACTCTTGAGCTTCCTCTGAAGGCACCCCATTGTTAAAGTTAAGTAAAAGACTTGGTTGTAAACCGTTCTTAATATTATTAATGTGATAATTACTTACTTCTTCTTCTAGATTAGCATACTGTAAACATCCAGTATAAGCTACAGGAGAATAGTAATAGAATCCACTTCTATATGGTTTAAAGATATATAGTTCTACTTTATCTCTTTTAGTACCATTATTAAATGTAGGAATTCTTTTAGGTTTATCACTCTTTTTCATTTCACTCCACTTAGGGTGGTAGTAATATGCCTTTATAACGCCTTTAGCGTCACATTTCTCGGCTCTTAACGTTTCCATAGGGTGATGTACTACTTTTACAATTGCAGTCTTAGAACGGTTGTAAATAAGCTGTACAGCAGCTTGTCCTAACATATAGTAATCGTGACATACTCTTTTTAAGTCTCTATTCTTAAGTAGAAGCTTCATCTTAGCGTGTTGTTCTGGTAATCTATCAGAATCAGTACATTCGATTCCTCTACCAAACATCATATCCACAATACCGTTAACACATCTAGAGTTCGTTGGTGAACCCATATATCTATCAACAAGCGTATCGAAGTAATCATTATTTTCACCGTAAGAAATCCATTCCTTACCAGCTACTTCTTCTACTACTGGTGCTGTATAAGCAGCCAGATTCAATGTTCTTATGTTCATAATTTGTTATCTTTAATTCTTAATCGTTTAATATTATATAATCATCATCTATAGTCTGTTGGTCTCTTTCTTCAGCAGACTGTATATCATATACCGTTGTATAATCATTGTTAGGTATATTTTGTTTCTTAGGGTTAAATCCATTTTCAGAAACGTATATTGTATCCATATAGATTAATACGTTGTTATAGTCAACTACCTTAATCATATACTCTTCTCCATCCTTCCAGCTATAATCCTCTGGTATATCTGTTAGGTTTATTTCAATGTTACAAAAGTTAGGATAATAATTAATTACTGCTGGAGTAAACTCTTTAACATCTAACGTACCTTGTTTCTGTACATAGACCTTAACTTGATTCTCACTTAGTACATTACCACCTCTAAATATAGCATTGAATGACTGTTGTAAATCTGTATTAGTTATTTGCATTTTTCTTATATATTTTATATATATAAGAACGCTAAAATAGCCATTTCGTTACGCATTTTGACTCATATTAAAGCAATTTAACTATAAAGCATAAAAAAAAGGGAAATGCCGAAGCAAATCCCTTTTCATTTATAAAGAATTGTTATAAAAACAACGTATTATTATACACCTTCAGTTACAGCGAAACCAGAAGCATCACCAACGATAGCAGAGTCTACGAAAGTAGCCATATTTCTCTCCTTACCTTCGAAAGATATGTTGTAACCGTTAAGGTCACCCATAGCTCCACCAGTAGTAGTAGAAACAGATACTTCAACACCGTGCTCAGCACCAGCTAGTCTAAAGTTTCCATTGTAGTCCTCAATAATAACGTGAGGTCTACCGTAACTTAATAATGTTAATTCAGCTTGAGTTGCTGAATCTTGAACCTTAAGTACAAGGTTCCCTGTTTGAGTAAAGAAAGAAGTTCCGTTATCTCTAGAGTTTTCGTTAGCTTCTTCGTAAGTATTTCCGTCAGCTTTCAATTCGTATTTGAATGCATCTTCAGAACTTGCCAAAGCAGTTATAACGTTTCCAGTGATTGTAGCTCCAGAAAGTAAATCTTTAGAGTAGTTTATAAAGTAAACATTCTTAAGACCACCAACATTTTGCTTACAAGCTTCTAATCTTCCTAATGAAATATCACAAGACATATTATTAAGTTTTAATTGTTAGTAAATGGTAATGGGGTCAATTAAGACCCCTTACCTATATATAGACTCTAATTAAGAGTAAAGAACGATTTCAGAACCGATAGCATACTGTACAGAAGCAGTATATCTCATAACGATTCTTACGTTTTGTGAACCATCAATGTCAGCCATATCGATAACTTTGATTTCGTTCATATCATTCATAAGACCAGTACCGAAGTATAAGTTTCCTTTTTCAGCAGCAATCATCTTGTCAGAAGGCATACCGTTACAAACGATAAGTTTAGTTCCTTCAAAGTCTAATTGAGTTTTACCAACGTGGTATAAGTCTTTGTAACCTAAAGCAGCTTGAGCTCTAACGTAAGCTCTTGCAGTACTTTGTGAAACATAGATAGCTAATTCAGCGTTTCCGTAAAGAGTAGCTGGAACAGCATCAAGAACTTTTCCTAATTCAGCGATAACGTTAGACGCATCGATAGTAGTTCCAGTAACAGGAACAACATCACCGTCAGCAGCTAAAAGAGCTAAGAAACCATCATATTCTCCAGCGTTAGCGTCAGCACCTTGCCATAGAATTTGCTCATTCTTAGAAGCTACCTTTTCAACAACGTGTGCTAAAAGGAAATCTTGGAAAGACTTAGGTAAGTTATCGTGAGCACTGTATCCCATAGAGATAGCATCCCAGTCACTTCTAAAGTCTTGCTTACATAATTGTAAGTTTACTTGGAATTCTTTAGGCTCGATAGTTCTTTCAGTAAGAGTTACAGAAGAAGTAGCATCGAAGTCACAAGAACCGTCAGCGATTAAATCACCAGTACTTAATTTTCTAAGTACTTGCTTAAATTTGATATTTGGTTTAACTTCAAGACCACCTTGTTCGATAGTGTTTGAAGATAAAAGAGCAGCAGAGATAAACCCAGCAGCTTTTTCACCAGCGTAAGTAGTAGTTATACTAGTTGTAGTTGCCATAATTGCAAAATTTTAAATGTTAATTATAATTATTATTATTAGTTTCCGAAAAGTTTGTTCCAAACAACATCCTTTGTTGATGCTCCTTGAATACCTTTCTTAATAGCAAGAGGCATTGATTTCTCAACGACATCAGCTTCTGGAGATACAGCTATACCTTCAGCAGCAACTTGCTCTTCTTGAATCTCTTCAGCAGATAATTCTTGAGGAACATCTTTCTTCGGATTCATATTGTTTAGCATTTCAGTTAATGCTTTTAATTCAGACTGTAGCTTAGCTAAGTCTTCGTATGAAGCGTATTTGATTTCTTCTTTAACTTCTTGAACTTCTTCAACGATTTCTTCTTTATCGTCTCCTTCTTCAGCTAATTCTGTTTCAATTACTTCTTCAGTACTTTCTTCTGCATTCTCAGCAGATAATTCAAACTCTGGAGATTTTGGCTCTTCGTCAGTTAATTGAACATCAGAACTTTCATTTACGATAGTTCTTTCTTCGTTAACGTTACCGTCAACAACCTCTTCAGCTTCTTCTTCTGACTCGTCATCCTTAGACTCTACTTCTTCAGTAATATCTTCAGACACTTCTTCTTCAGCTTGAACCTCAGCTTCTTCAGTTTGCTCAACAACTTCTTCAGTTGCCTCAACCTCTACGTTTTCTACGTTTTCAGTAACTTCTTCGTTTAGCTCAACAGTCTCTTCAACTGTAGTAGCTTCGTCAATTACTTCTTCTGTAGAAAGCGTTAGAATTTGCTTAAATTTGTTAATTAATTCAGTTGCTTTCATATTAAAAAGTTTATATATATATAAACGTAAAAAAGTACTTTTTGTTACACTTTTTTTACTCTGAATGTCCTTCGAATAAATTATTAGTGTTAGAAGTACTTTCTTCAGTTCGTATATCTTGGTTATTAACTACGGTAGAATTACCTTGACCTTCTAAATTACCAATTCCTTGATTAATCATAAAGCCCTTATTGTTTTTTCTAGAGTATCTACCATTCGACCCTAGAGTAGCCCTTCTCCCAGATTTAGGAGAAGTTCTACTATAAGTTTGTTCTTTTTTCATATTTATTATAATGATGCTGGTATTAATTTAGTTCTTTTATCAATACCATCTATTTTATCTAATTCATTTAGTTTAGCTGATTCTTGAGCAGTAAGACCAGATACACCAGTTTCAGCAATAAGTATTGTATTTCTCCATACAACATCTACACCACCACCACCAGTAGTATTAGTTCTAGCTGGATAAGTTCCATCACTCTTGAATAATCTAACGTTATCAGTTTGTACAAGATTTGTGCTTGTATTATTATTTAAGTACATATCAAGTATATCAACATTATTTCTAAAGTTACCTATATCTAGAGCTGTTACTGCACCAAAGAATAATCTAATACCATCCTCTAATGTTGTAAAGTGAACATATCTGTTATACAACCTATGAGCAGAGAAGTTAGTAGCTACAACAATATCTAATTCGTTATTCTGAAAGTCATTGTCGAACTCTGTAATTAAACTACCATCTAAACCAATAGTGTTATATATCTCATCATCTTGTTGGTCAGCTAATACACTAAATCCATTTACCGTTGCTACTACATTACTTTGAAAAGGTAATTTCGCAGAAGTGCCAACTTGATAAACTAATCTAATATTTAATAAATCACCATCAGTAATCCCTACACCATTAACATAAGTATCATTATAAAAAGTTGAGTTTACAATATTATTATAAATCTCTGTACTTGTAGTTTCGTTATATATACGAAGTCTAGAGCCAGATTCAATATTAGTTACACTAATACTAGCTAAAACAGGAACAACACCATAAGTTCCATCATCAGACTGAAACCTAGTAAAGTCTGGATGAGGATTGCCAGAACCATCAATAACTCTTACACCAACAGTAGCGTCACCAGTAGACTTTCTAAATATACCTCTAACAGTCTCATAAGCTGAACCATTATCTAAAATCAATTCTGGATATTGGAATACATCTAAACCATTTAATGTATTATCAGTAGATAATAAATAATTAAAATGTCTAAGTATATCTTCACCACTATTGTTATTAGTATCGGTTATTGTTAAAGAATAATCCTTAGCACCATCTCCAGCATCCCAAGATACAGGACTAGCAGTATTATCAGTAACAGTTATACCAGTTATAGTTGGGTCTCCTAATGTTAATCCATCAATAGCTAAAGTATTTAATCCTATCACATAAAAGTTAGCTTCTAATGTTCCATATGTATTAATTACATCAAACTCAACTTGTCTATAACCGTTAGCTTGTACTTTAAATACTAAATGATTTCTATAGTCAAAGTTACCGTTATTTGCATCACCAAATATTTTTATTACTTGGTCAACATTACCTGTATTTTGAGCATCAATAACAGTACCACCTTGAGTTTGTACATATTCAGCCTGTAATCCAGAAACAACACCTTGAGATAATATTGCAGCGTAAATAGCTTTTACATTACCAGAATTAGTGTATCTAAATCCATCTCTTGAAAGATTAGATATAGTTGATGAAGTAAATTCATAATCTAAATCTAAAGAGAATGATGCAGAACCAAATGTACTTACAGGGAATTCTATATTCCTTAAACTACTTTCATTTATAAAAGCTTCTATTAAATAGCTATAAGCATTTTGAACTGTAGTAGCTGTAGTTATATCTATAGTTTTAGCAGTAGTATTTACAGTTACATTTGAGTTTGTTAAACCTGTAGATGCAACATAAGCTCTATCCAAAATCTGTTGTACAATTATATTAGTTGGAGCAGCACTAGTAGCTGAAAGTCCTGTTTGTCTCACAGGGAAAAAACCAGCTTTTTGTACTGTGTAATCAAAATTAACAGACAAAGGATTAGTGTATTGCTCACTAGTACTAGTTGAATTAACCCTATATAGCTCAGTAGTTGTTCCAGTATCATATATTACTAACTGAGAACCAGCTTCTAAATTATTAAAGTTAATTACAGTTTCAGGTGCTTGTATCGTTATATTAGGACCTGAATTAGTAGTAATATTAGATTGAGCGTCTATAACTAAAGTTACATTTCCACCAGATGAATTGGTCACATTAGACACGTTACAACCTACCAGATTGTAAGTTCCTGACGTACTAAAGTTTAGATTATTAGCAGTTACATCTGTTATTGTACTAGGTCCTGTTTGGTAGTCAATATCGCTATCAAAGTCACCCCCATTTAAAAGAGCTCCATTTAAAACGTTTACAGTACCTGACCCTGTAATCCCATCAACAAATTCAGACGATTTTATTGTTATATCTGTGGAATATGCAAAAACAGAAGAAGCAGTACCATCTATATTTAAATCCTTACTACCTATGTTTATTTGATTACCATCCCTAGTCACTATTGTTGTAGATTCTCCAGCATAGTTATCATATAAATAAGATTTAGCTCTATCATAAAGCTGAAAAGAGTTATCTATAGAGGTGTAAGCGTCAACAGTTGCCTTTGTACTTTCTGTTATACTAAAATCAGGTATCATAAATACCTTTATGTTTTCTCCATTAACTCCTTTTAATGCTTTTGTGCTAGAAGCTATTTGGAATAAGTAGTCACAAGAGTTAAATGTGAAGTTGTCGTTACTGTTATTCGTAAGACCTCTATAATCAACTTTGTTATTACCTGATAAATACGTTCCATTAGCACCCCCAACATTTCTCCA